CACCTACCCGGCACCCCCACAAACAGCGACGTAGCCCCTCTCCGCCCTATACACAATATTCCCCACATCCCACTACCTATCCCCATCAATTGTTCGCATCACCTTTCATGAGGGGGTACCCCTTTGTTTTCCAGACCCTTGCCTGTTTAAATGCTCTCACAGAGAATGCGATCACTTGTTCGTAGGAGTCCCATCCCCCCGGGGGGGTATTTTTTGGAGAAACTATGAAGCGCAGGGATTTCTTCAAGGTTGTTGGAGCGGGAGCTTCGTTGGGGCTTCCTTTTTCGGTGAAGGCTGAATTGTTACCAGAGACTACTGCGGAGCTTTACCGGTGGATGGGTGAGAGGTTCGCGACCTGTAAAGGCCCTGTTGGGCCTACGTGCATCAAGGATGTTAATGAGAGGGCGCAGAAGGTAGGGTTTTTCGGGGGTGGCCATAATTCGGCGACCTACGTGACATACCGGTTTGCCAAGGAGGGCAGGGGTAATCAGCGGGAGCTGGTTAGAGCCTTTGCGCAGGAGGTAGTGAATGCTCTTGAGGAAAGTCCGGAATTGAAGGGTTCCACCTTGATCTGGAGGGTTCGCCCTCAATACCGGATTGAGGATGCAGAGTATGTGACTGAAGTGGTTGATGAGCATGGTGACTTCTCGGACATCAAGGTTGTCAAGACGATGTCTGTTCTGAGGATGCGGTTTTGCCTGCCCAGTCATGGCAGGGCTTTGCTCCCTGAGGCTGAAGATGGTTTGGTTAAGTACGTTTGAGGGGTTATAACCAAGATTTTGGAAAAAAACATGGACGTTCGCAATCAACAGAAGATGGTTTCGGATATCAGGGTCAAGGAGCTTGAGGTTCTGGCTTTGATTGAGCGGATTGAATCGCTGTGCCAGCCTGATTTGAGATGGTCTGCCATTGCGAAGACGGACATTGAGCGGGGTTTCATGGCTTTGGTGAGGAGTGTTGAGTGACGAAGAAGAGCGTGATGGTGCTGGAATTTATCCGGCAGTACATCTTGGTTCATGGGTTTCCCCCTTCGTTTGATGACATTGCCCGGGGGCTGCAGTTGAAGAGCCGGAGCAACATCCATCGATTGGTTCACAAGCTGAGGAAGGAGGGGCATCTGAGCCTGAAGGCGAAGAAGTTCAGGAGCATCCAGTTGACGGATCGTTCCGTGGATCAGGTGTCTGCCCTGTAAATGGGAGCCATTCTCTCCGGAGAAGAGATTCAGAAGTACATAGCCCTGCTGGACAGGTTGCCGGACATTGCGCCGGAGCGAAAGAAGATTGCACAGCTGTTTAAACTGCATAAGCATGAGATGGTGAAAGAGCATTTCATGCCTTATGTTCAGACCATGTGGCCGAGCTTCATTGCCGGCAAGCATCACAAGATCATGGCAGAAGCCTTTGAGCGGGTTGTCAGGGGTGATTTGAAGCGGTTGATCATCAACATGGCACCCCGGCACACCAAGTCGGAGTTTGCTTCCTACCTCCTGCCGAGCTGGTTTCTGGGAAAGTATCCCGAGAAGAAAATCATCCAGACCGCCCACACCGCAGAGCTTGCGGTGGGCTTTGGCCGGAAGGTCAGGAACTTGGTGGATTCCCCGGATTATCAGGAAATCTTCCCAACCAAGCTATCGACCGATTCCAAGGCGGCAGGGCGGTGGAACACCCACAAGGGGGGTGATTACTTCGCGATTGGTGTGGGTGGTGCGGTAACGGGTAAGGGTGCTGATCTGTTGATCATTGATGACCCTCATTCGGAGCAGGAAGCCACCCAAGGGGCTACAGACCCTACCGTGTATGACAAGGTGTATGAATGGTACACCTCGGGCCCCCGGCAGCGTTTGCAGCCCGGTGGGGCCATAGTGATTGTGATGACCCGGTGGTCAAAGCGGGACTTGACCGGGCAGATATTGAACAGGGCAGCAGTCCGGGATACTGATGAATGGGAAGTCATTGAGCTCCCTGCCATCATGCCCTCCGGGAATCCCCTCTGGCCTGAGTTCTGGAGTCGGGAAGAGCTGGAAGCGGTCAAGGATGAGATTGCCGTTTCCAAGTGGAACGCTCAGTACATGCAGAACCCCACCTCTGAAGAGGGGGCCATCATCAAGCGGGAGATGTGGAGGGTCTGGCGGGAAGACCGGTCTCCTCAATGCAAATACCTGATCCAGTCTTGGGATACCGCTTTCGAGAAGAACAACAGGGCAGACTACTCTGCCTGCACCACTTGGGGCGTCTTCGATACCGTCAACGAGGACGGCAAGGAAGTTGCGAACATCATGCTCTTGGATGCTTTCAAGGACAGGATGGAATTTCCCACCCTCAAGAAGACCGTCTACGAGATGTGGAAGGAATGGAATCCGGACACCCTGCTCATCGAGAAGAAAGCGGCAGGCGCTCCTCTGGTCTATGAAATGCGGAAGATGGGTATCCCCATCTCTGAATACACCCCGACCCGGGGTTCGGATAAGATCGCCCGGGTGAATGCCATATCGGATATGTTCGCATCAGGTATGGTGTGGTGTCCCGACAGGCGGTGGGCTGAGGAAGTCATGGAAGAGCTGGCTGCGTTTCCCAACGGCGACCATGATGACCTCGTTGACTCCTCAAGTCAGGCCCTCCTCAGATTCCGCCAAGGCGGATTTATTGTTGCGCCGACAGATGAACAAGAAACCGTCTATCCGCGCAGAAAGGTCAGGTATTACTGATGGATATCGTCAAACCAATGTCTCCGATCAACCCTCCCGTTCCCACCGATCTGGAGATTGAAATCGAGGTCGATCCGGAACGGGAAGAGGCCACCGTAGAGATCGAGATCAAACCTGCGACCTTCGAAGATAACCTGATCGATGAGATCAACCCGATGGATCTCCCGGAGATATCCAGCGAACTGCTGGCCAAGATCAGGGGCGATCTGGACTCCCGACGAGACTGGGAAAAGACCTACGCCGATGGCGTCAAGCTCTTGGGCCTGAAGATTGAGCAGCGCACAGAGCCTTGGGACGGAGCCTGCGGGGTCTTCCATCCCCTCCTCTCCGAGGCGGTAGTGAAGTTTCAGTCTGAAATGATTCTCTCGACCTTCCCTGCCTCAGGCCCGGTCAAGACCCAGATCGTTGGCAAGATGACCCGGGAGAAGGAAGAAGCAGCCAACCGGGTGTCCGAGGACATGAACTATCAGCTGACCAACAACATGCCCGAATACCGGCCCGAGCATGAGCGGCTGCTCTGGGCGGTGCCCTTCGCTGGGTCAGCCTTCAAGAAGGTCTACTTCGATCCCAATCTGGGCAGGCAGGTTTCGATGTTTGTGCCGCCCGAAGACATCATCGTGCCCTACGGCGCTTCAGACCTGAACACCTCCCCGCGTGTCACCCACCGGATGCGGAAGACCGAGAACGATATCAGGAAGCTCATGGCTTCCGGCTTCTATGCGGAGATGGATCAACTGCCGACCCCCGAGCATTTCCGGAGTGACATTCAGGAAAAGCGGGATCGCGAGACCGGGGTGGTATCGATCAACGATGATCGCTACACCATCCTTGAGTGCCATTGCGAATGCGATCTCCCGGGGTTCGAAGATGAGGATGAAGATGGCAATCCCACCGGCATCAAGCTGCCGTACGTCATCACCATGTTCTCCACCGGCGAGCTATTGGCTGTGCGTCGGAACTACCTTGAGCATGATGAGCTCAAGAAGCGCCGGGATCATTTTGTGCATTACCCCTACATCCCGGGCTTTGGTTTCTACGGCTTTGGCCTGATCCATCTGGTGGGTGGCTTTGCGGATTCCGCCACCTCCCTCATGCGGCAGTTGGTTGACGCCGGCACCCTGTCCAACTTGCCCGGTGGCTTCAAGTCGAAGGACATGCGGGTCAAAAACGATGACACCCCCATCGCCCCGGGCGAGTTCAGGGATGTGGATGTCGTTGGAGCCACCATCAAGGACTCCATCGTACCCCTGCCGTACAAGGAGCCCTCCCCGACCCTGTTCAACCTGCTCAACACCATCGTGGAAGAGGGCAGGCGCTTCGCTTCAGTCGCAGACCTGAAGGTGGCGGATATGTCCGCCAACTCCCCGGTTGGCACCACCCTTGCCATCCTTGAGCGGAACCTGAAGGTCATGTCGGCTGTGCAGGCCCGCATGCACGCTGCAATGCGTCAAGAGTTTAAACTGCTTGCGTCCATCATCCGGGACTACACCCCGCCGGAATACAACTACGAGTCCGATGGCCCGCGTAGAGCCAAGCAGTCCGACTACGACATGGTTGAGGTCATCCCGGTCTCAGACCCCAACGCCACCACCATGGCGCAGAAGGTTGTGCAGTATCAGGCTGCACTTCAACTGGCTCAGGGTGCCCCAGAGCTCTATGACCTGCCTCATCTCCATAGGCAGATGCTGGAGGTCTTGGGTATCCGGAACATCCAGAAAATCCTCCCGCTGAAGGATGATTTCAAGCCGAAAGACCCGGTCAGTGAGAACATGGACATCATCAACATGAAGCCTGTGAAGGCTTTCCAGTTCCAAGACCATGAGTCCCACATCCGGGTTCACATAGCTGCAATGCAAGACCCCAAGATTCAAATGCTGATCGGTCAGAGCCCTCAGGCTCAGACCATGCAATCCACCATGCTCGCCCACATGAACGAGCACATAGCCTTCCAGTATCGGATCGAAATCGAGAAGATGCTGGGTGCCCCGCTGCCGCCAGAGGAAGAGCAGCTCCCGCCGGAGATCGAGGTCACCTTGTCTCGGGCCATGGCAGATGCCGCAGACAAGCTGCTGCAGAAGGACTCCTCAGAAGCCCAGCAGATGAAGAATCAGCAGCAGCTGCAAGACCCGCTGATTCAGATTCAGATGCGCGAGCTTGCGCTCAAGGAGCAGGAGTTCCAGCACAAAGCGGCCATGGATCAGGCAGAGCTTTCCCTGAAACAGCAGGAGCAGTCCCTGAAAGATGCCCGAGAGAACAAGCGTATCGACACCCAAGCGGGTGTCGCTGGCGCAACCATCGGCGCGAAGAAGTCCATGGACGAGGCAAAGATTGCAAATCAGCAACTACTGGAAGGAGTAAAACTTGGAATTAGCAGAGCACCTGCTCAAAGAACTCAAAACCCAACGGGACGCCCTAGCTGATTCACTGGCTCATGGTACCGCGAAAGATTTTGCGCAGTACCGTGAATTGGTGGGTGAAGTGAAAGGCGTCAATCGCGCAATACGACTGATAGAGGAACTACCGAGTGACTGAAGAAAAAGACCTGAAAATGCCTGAGCCCAGTGGATATCGCATCCTGATTGCGATCCCCAGACTGGACGACAAATTCGAAAACACTTCGATTGTCAGGTCGGAAACGTTCGCAAAGCGCGAGGAGATGGCTTCGGTCGTCGGCTTGGTCGTGAAGTTGGGCTCCATGGCCTACAAGGATGAGGAAAAATTCCCCACCGGGCCGTGGTGCAAGGAAGGCGACTTCATTGTCATGCGTTCTTATTCAGGAACCCGTTTCAAAGTGGTAACCAAGGACGGAGAGCAGGAATTTCGTCTTATCAACGACGACACCGTAGAGGCTGTCGTTGCCGATCCGAGAGGTATTACTCGTGCGTAAGGAGCAGAAATGACTGAAAAATCTGAAGAAACCGTCGAGCAGAACTACGAAATCGTAGAAGATTCACCGGTCATTGAGCAGGAGGCGACATCTCCTGACATTGAGGTCGTGGATGACACCCCGGAAGCCGACCGAGGACGCAAAAAAGGCGCTCCGGTCGAAGTTTCGGACGATGAAATTGCCCAATACGGGGAAAATGTACAGAAAAGAATCAAGGACTTACGTAGGGCTTACCATGATGAGCGCCGGGAAAAGGAGCGAGCGTTCCGCGAGCAGCAGGAAGCCATTCGCTTCGCTAAAACCATCGCAGATCAGAACAAATTCTTACAGGAACGCCTGAAAAACGGCGAGCAGGTTCTTGTTGAGGCTCAGAAGACCGGAGTTGAAGCCAAGATTAGCGCCGTTGAGAAGGAGTTTAAAGAGGCGCATGAGGCTGGCGATGTGGAGAAGATGCTGGACGCACAGAAAAAGCTGGCTCGTTTTTCCGTTGAGCAGCGTGAAGTTGAGACTTACCAGCCTCAATTTCAGGCACCTTTACAAATCCCTGAAGTTAATGTAGAAACAATGCCACAGGTCGTTCCCGACGAACGCACCCGTCGGTGGGTAGAGAGCAATAAGTGGTTCGATACCGATCCTGTGATGCGCGGTGCTGCATTTGGCATTCACGACGATTTGGTAGCCAAAGGCTATCAGGCCGGATCGGAAGCCTACTTCGAGCAAGTTGATGCTCGCATTCGGGAGACGTTCCCGCAAAAGTTCGGTCAGCAAAAGCGGCCTGCGACTGTAGTTGCGCCAGCGGCGAGAACGGAACAACCGTCAGGGAAAATCAAACTGACGACCAGCCAAGTGGCTCTTGCCAAGCGGATGGGAATTCCGTTGGAACGATACGCTAAATACGCAGCACAAGCTCAAAAGGAGCAATGAAATGTCTGACAGAAATCAACGTGATCAAGAAACACGCGAAACCACCGTCCGGAAACGTGTTTGGGCCCCGCCCTCGCTGCTCCCGACGCCGAAACCACAAGACGGTTATTCATTCCGTTACATCAGAACTGCCATAGCAGGTCAGGCTGATCACAAGAATGTGGCCGCAAAGAACTCTGAGGGATGGGAGCCGGTGCGAATCGAAGACCATCCTGAACTCCAGTCGTTTGGAAAAACGTCTGGGAATTTGGAAATTGGTGGTTTGATGCTCTGCAAGACGCCTAGCGAGATGGTTGAGCAACGGAACTCGTATTACACCGAAGCCACCCGCAAGCAGGCTCAGGCAGTGGATGCAAACCTGATGAGAGAAAACGACCCTCGTATGCCCATTTTCAGCGAAAAGTCTTCAACGACGACGCGGAGCCACAAGGGTTAATTCAAGGAGTTAAACAATGGCATATCCGACTATCGACAAGCCCTACGGCTTGCGTCCGGTCAACCTGATTGGTGGTCAGGTCTATGCCGGTTCGACCCGTCTGATGGCAATTGCCAGCGGTGAAGGCACCTCGATTTTCTTCGGGGATGCTGTGAAACTGTCTGGTGGTCACATCACTCGCGATCCGGCTGACTCTGCAATGACGCCCGTTGGTGTTTTCATGGGCTGCACCTACACCGATCCGAACAGCAACCAGAAAGTGTTCAAGCAGTATTACCCTGCTGGCACCGTGGCTGCTGACATCAAGGCATATGTGGTCGATGACTACGATGCCCTGTTCCGTGTTGCCGTGGTTTCTGGCACCACCGTCATCAGTGGCGTGACTCAGACTGCTGTTGGTCTGAACGCGGCGCTGGTGGATAACACTGGCTCGACCATCACTGGCGATTCTCTGGTTGCGGTTTCCGCCACCACCGCCACGAACGGCGCTCTGCCTGTTCGCATCGTTGATGTCGTGCCGGATACGGCAAACTCGCTGGGTTCGTACACCGAAGTGATCGTGAAGTGGAACTTCGGTATGCACCAGTACCAGACCGCCAACGGCGCGTAAGGAGAATAAACCATGGCAATTTCACGCGCACAACTACTGAAAGAGCTCCTCCCGGGTCTCAACGCTCTTTTCGGTATGAAATACGAGACCTATGCGGAAGAGCACAAGGACATTTTCGAAACCGAAACGTCCGAGCGTTCCTTCGAAGAAGAGCAGAAACTTTCGGGCTTCTCGGCTGCGCCGGTTAAGAACGAGGGCAACGCCATTGCGTATGACAATGCGCAAGAGGCGTGGACTGCTCGCTACAACCACGAAACCATCGCCCTTGGCTTTTCAATCACCGAAGAAGCCATGGAGGACAACCTGTACGACTCCCTGTCGGCCCGGTATACCACTGCGCTGGCTCGTGCGATGGCCTACACCAAGCAGGTCAAGGCTGCGAACATTCTCAACAACGGCTTCTCGTCCAGCTACAAGGGCGGTGACGGCGTTGAGTTGTTCTCGACCCAGCACCCGCTGGTTTCCGGCGGCGTCAACAGCAACGAACCGGCTACTGCCGCTGACTTGAATGAGACCTCGCTTGAGGCCGCTGTCATTCAGATCGCAGGCTGGACGGATGAGCGCGGTCTGCTCATTGCTGCCAAGCCCCGCAAGCTGATTGTTCCTCCGAGCCTGCAGTTCGTGGCTACCCGCCTGCTCGAAACCGAGCTGCGTGTTGCTACCAACAACAACGACATCAACGCCCTGAAGAACAACGGTTCGATCCCGGAGGGCTACAAGGTCAACCACTACCTGACCGACACGAACGCTTGGTTCCTCTGCACCGACGTTCCGAACGGTCTAAAGCACTTCGTGCGTATCCCCCTCCAGAATTCTATGGACGGGGACTTCGACACGGGTAACGTTCGCTACAAGTCCCGCGAGCGTTACAGCTTCGGCTGGTCTGATCCGCTGGGCGCGTTCGGCTCCCCGGGCGCGTAAGGTGTAAAAAATAGGGGGCTTCGGCCCCCTATTTTGTTGAAATCGTTTAAACTAGCTGTACTGGGATTTTACCCGTCGCGACTGACCCAGCAGACTTGTTAGAGACGCGCCGGGGATGTGCTAACACACGAAAGGTAAGCCATGGCTATCTCCACTTTTGACGGCCCGATCCGCTCGCTCGGCGGTATTTTCCAGCAAGGCCCGTCCACCATTGTCAACATCACTGACAGCACGACCCTGAGCCCCACCCTCCACGGCGGCCGGATCATCACGGTTGGCGGCACCCTGGCAGCAAACGTTGTCCTGACCCTGCCGACCATCAACACCTCGGCCAATACCGCCTCCTCTGGCCCGGGCAACGATCCCAACACCCTGAACAATGAAGGTGTGGTGTACACCATCTGGGTGCCGACCACCATTGCCACCAGCAGCCTGAAGATCGGTACGGATGGCACGGACAAGTTTATGGCACGCTTTTTTGGCGTGGACACTGACTCCAGCAATGCTCTGGCGGCCTATACCGCCGGTGCTTCGGACGACTTCATCAACTTCAACGGCGGCACCACCGGTGGCGTTGCTGGCACTTGGGTGCAGATCGTTGCCATCGACGCGCTGAAGTACATGGTGCAAGGCGTTGCTCTGGGTACCGGCACCGTTGCCACTCCGTTTGCTACCAGCTAATCGTAACCCTTTATAGGAGGGACGATTATGTCTATGCAAACTGATGTCCAATCGAAATATCTCACTGGCGACGGTGTGATATTTGCGGGTAGGGCGAGGCTCAAGGGCTTGACCGTGACGGTCACCTCTGCGGGCGCTGCTCTCATCGTTTACGACAACGCTTCTGCGGCTTCTGGAACGGCGCTTCTGACTGTCAGCACGGCAGCCACCGGGACTTTTCCGGTAAACATCCCCGGCCAAGGTATTCTTGGTGAGGACGGGCTGTTCCTTGACATTAACGGTGCCGCTGCGGTGACCGCCTATTATGGGTGATGCGTGCAAAACCAACAGCAGTTCGATGTCAGCGGGCGCAAGTTGTTTTTTGCGATACCCGCCTATGACTTTAAGGTTGGTGTTAAGCTGATGGGGTCGCTGGTCGAGTTCGCTCGACTGGCCCCCGAATATGGCATTCAGTTTGCCATGGGAACCATCAGTGGCTGTTCGGTGGTGTCCAGAGCCAGAAACCTTCTGGTCGATGACTTCCTGCATTCATCGTGCGACACCTTAATGTTCATTGATGCGGACATGACGTTCGACCCCAATGACATTATTCGGCTGTTGGCTTTCTCCGGTAATCCCGCAAAGAACATCGTGGGCGGCACCGGAGTGGCGCGGAAGAAAGAAAAAACCTTCCACCTCAACCTCGACACCGACAAAGACGGGAATCTGCTGATGGACGCCATGGGTCTTGCCCGGGCGAAGCAGATGGGCACCGGGTTCATGATGGTGCAGCGTTATGTGTTTGAGGTGCTGATCGACCGCCACCCCGAGTGGCGGTTTCATGATGTGGCTTCTGGCCGCACGATCTACTCCCTGTTTGATTTCAAATCGACCCCGGAAGGCTACATCGGAGAGGACTACAACTTCTGCGATCGGGCTCGTGCTGAAGGCTTTCAGGTGTGGGTTGACCCGACGATCAAGCTGGGTCACATGGGCGTGATGGAGTACGAAGGTGCCTTTGGCGACGATTATCTCTACCCCATGATCCAAGCCGCGCAGGAGGCAGAGGAACGCAATCCAACCGAGTTGAGGGTAGCTTATGGCTAATAGTCCAGCATGGCAAAGAAAAGAAGGAAAGAATCCGAAAGGTGGTTTGAACGCGAAGGGGAGGGCTTCGTACAACGCGGCCAATCCCGGAAAGCCCGGTTTGAAGCGGCCACAGCCAGAAGGCGGCCCTCGGAGAGACAGCTTTTGCGCTCGTATGAAGGGTATGAAGAAGAAGCTGACTTCAGCGAAGACAGCGAACGATCCGAACAGCCGGATTAACAAAAGCCTTCGCGCATGGAAATGTTAAGCCATGGAAATGATGCTTTGGAATGCCGTCCTGACATTTGGCGTGGCCGCGATGGGTATGATGCTCAAGGGTAAGATGGATGAGCTTGAACGGCTCAGTATCCTGCTCAACCGCACCCGCGAGGAAGTTGCGCGTGAACACATCACGCGCAAGGAAGTGGATGACAAGGTAGACCGGATCGTCGAGCGATTCGATGACGGGTTTAAACGCCTTGAAGCTAAGATTGATGACCTTGCGAAAGTGCAAAGGAGCTAGTATGGCCCAACAAAGGAAAAATGATATGAAAAAACGCATGAAGATGAAGCGCTATCAGGAAGGCGATCTTGTCGATGATGATAGTCCCGAATCCCAGAAGGTCTATCGTTCAGACCTGACTGAAATCTCCGACGAAGAGCGTCGCCCTCGCGGCATGGCATCTTTTGCCCGCAAGGCGGCGCAGACCGGCAAAGCCCGCGCTGAAGCAATTCAATCCCGTAGCGAGGCTGATACCAGCAAATATCCGTCAATGACGGAATCCCCGCGTAATGCGATTCGCGGTGCCGGTGCTGCATTCGACCGTGGTGAGCTGACGGGTTCGTATCGCCGCATGAGTGACGAAGCGGAATCAGGTGCCAAAGGCCGTCCAATGACGGAGCGCGAAAGCACGGCGGCAAATGTTGCCGGTCTTGCGGCAGCCTTGATTCCTGTGGGTCGAGTCTTGCTTCCTGTGGGTCGAGGCGCTAAGGGTGTAGAAACACTGCACCAAGCCAGACAAAGAGTGGCCGGTGAAAAAGCAGCAGATGTTTTGGCAAAAATTGATGCAAAAAAAGATGCGGCAAAAATGGGCAGAGCCAGAAAGGCCGCTGAAAAAGAAAATGCGGTCAGAGACTACCTTCGAGGCGCATCATACGGCGACCGCGCAACCGGGCATCGTGCCGGTGGCTCTATAAAAAAACCAGTCAAGCGCTACGCCTCAGGCGGCTTTGTGAGCGCCTCCCGTCGCGCTGATGGCATCGCTACCAAGGGTAAGACCAAGGGGCGTTTCGTATGAACGAAAAAACCAAAGACATGCTGGCTGCACTGAGCCCGGCTTACGGGATTGCCACCGGGCGCGGTATGTTCGGTAAGATGGCCGACAAGGGTTTCCTTGGGGTTGTCGCTAGGGCCCTTGCAAACCAAGGGCAGCAAAAGGCGCAAGAGAAAGCTATGCAAGAGCAACTCATGAAGCAGGGCGTTGCTGCTGCGCCGGCGACTCAGGCCGCTACTGCGCAGCCAGCGGCGAAGATGAGGAGTGGCGGCTCCGTGAAATCCTCCGCTTCCCGTAGCGCTGATGGCATCGCTACCAAGGGTAAGACTAAGGGTGGAGCAATCATGAAGAAAAAAAGTTTTGCAGCTGGCGGTGAAGTTCCAGCAGAAGATCGGCGAAGTGTTAGCGGTGGTCTGCCGCCAATCTTCAGAGATGACCGTGAAGTAGAAGAGGACACTGGCGCAGTTACTGGTCGTTTATATAAAAGGAGACCAAAACGCTTTACATTTACAAAAAATCGGGGAAGCGTTAGCGGTGGTATGCCGCCAATCGACGAAAGAGGTTTTAAAAACGGTGGCTCCGTGAAGTCCTCGGCTTCCCGTCGCGCTGATGGCATCGCTACCAAGGGTAAGACTAAGGGAAGGTTTGTTTAATGTACTTGACCAGCAACATTCCGTACTTTAAATGCTGGGTAAGAAAAGAGTTTACAAATGGACACCAAAACTATCACGGGGAGTATTTGCATGGACTGGCAGTCGCTGTCACGACCATCCCTGATCGGTGTCTTGGGTTTCAAGTTATCTTCACTGGGTGTGAAGCAGAAGGTCAGCCAAATCCTCACGGCGGGGCAATGTGGGCAAGAATGCCAATCACGGCTCTTGTTGGTGACATCCCCCTTCAAGAATGGCCCGAGC